AATTTCTTCTTAATTGCCGAAAAGTCTGTTTTTTTAATACCTGCCATAATTTGTTTTTAAAAATGGGGTTTCTGACGTTATCTCCACCCCTCCGTTAATTTATTTACTAAAATGGAAGATCTCCATCCACATCTGCATCGTCTTGTGGGTCAACAACGGGAGTTGAAGACTTCGGTGCTCCAATAGTTTCTTCTGTTGTTAAATTAGAAACCCATTTGCTACTTGCGGTGTCCCAACGTGGAACTTCACCTCTTGCAACCATTTCTAAATAATCTTCACCCTTTTTAGAGTAAACATCGGACCAAGTTAACTCATCATCTAACCACGTTTTTGCAACGTCTGCATCAGTGTGTAGTGCACTTGGGTCATCGTTTAATACTGAATTGATAACTGTGTACTCTTTACCTGTACCAGCCTTTGTTAAAGCTAAAGACAAGATCAAATCACGACCATTTTCAGGATTGGTAACATCTCCTTTATTACGGAAGATTGGGAAGATTTTATCAATAACACCATCACCTTTGTGATTATGTTTAAATCTCCAAAATTTAACTCCATCCGCTTCATGATCACGATCGATCACTTTAACGATATAAAACTTACGAGAACGGTAGTTACGTGCTAATTCTTTATCAGAATCCACACCACTCATCATTAATCCTTCGTAAACCTCATTTAATGGAGAACGTTTTCCTTCTTGTGCTGGATCGTATAATTTAACCCATTTTCCATCCACTTGAACTTCGTGGAACTTTACTTCTACAAATGGTGAAGAACCATCTTTTGTAGGTAAAATACGGATACGTCTTTCTTCACCCTTAGAACCTTTTTGTAATACGGTTGTGAAATAACGTTTTAATCTATCCTCTGAGGATATCTTGTTGTTGTTGCCACCTGTGGCGTTTTTGTTTTTCTCGTACTGTGCTAGTACTGCGTCAAATGTAGACATGTAATTTTGATTTAAATTTTAATAATCATTTATGATATAATATACATAAAAAAACCCAGACTATAAAATCTGGGTTGAATTATTTTTAAAGTATTTTTTTGTTATTAAATTGGTGTTGCCGTGGGTGAAGGTGTTGCTGTTGGTGGAACCGGTGTTGCCGTAGGTGAAGGTGTTGCTGTTGGTACTACGGTTGCTGTTGGGGTTGGGGTAGCTGTTGGAGTTGGGGTTGGGTCTAAAATACTACCCCAAGTAATTACATAATCATTATTGGTTCCCATATGATCGTTCTTAGTAGTTACACGATAACCATAAGATCTCAATAAAGTTGCCATTGTATTATTCATGTATCTGTTAGATACTGAAATATAATATGAACCTGAGGATGTTGCTCCCGTCACTAAGTTATTTATGTAAGATAACGAACCTGTGGTGGTATCTGAACTTGTTTTTGCTACTGAACCTGATATCATTTTATTCTAATTGTTTTATTCTAATGTTAATAGATATGTTATTTTATTTAATAATCCCAAAATTTCATCACGTATATTCATTATATCCGTATCTGTTGTATCGAACTCATTATTCCATTGGATTAACGCTTCTTTAGATGTTTGTAACATCTCTTTTAGATCTAATTCGGTTAAATTCACAATGTTTAATGTTTTATCTTCATTTTCCAATTTAAATCTACCATACTTACCCATCGCAGCCTCCGCAAACGTATCAGTTAAGTCAACTAAACCTCCGTAAAGTTCATCGAAAGCTTTATGTCTTGCATAACCTTTGGTTTGCCAATGGTTAATCTTAACTTGAGCTTGAAGTTCCATAAGGAACTTTATTTTAGAAGCTATATTCATCTTTTTGATCTTCTTGGTTAAATGATGATCTTATTTGGTCAACAGGGTAATTTTCAACATCATCCTTAGTTAATACATATTCATTCTTACCACTTGCTCTCATTTCACCTTGTTTGTGAGCAAAAAACTCTTGTGGTTTTTCGTTAAACGGATATGAATCCAAAGATCTCATTTCCAATTTCTCAACTTCACTTTTAGGTTTATTAGCCTCAACTGTTGCACCTAATTGATCAATCTTAGCCATAACTTGATCCATTTGAGCTAACTTACTTTCTAAATCATTCAATTTAGTGAATACGTCATCCATTTTATTAATAACCGCAGAATTGTCTTGTTTATTATTTTCAAGATCGTTTTTGATATTCTTAGTCATATTAACTAAATCTGTAATATCAATCTCTTCTGTATCACCGCCAATTGGATCGTCCATTGGGGTTGCACCCATTTCATCACCCGGAGGTGGAGGTGCTTCGCCACCCATATCACCAGCTGGTGGTGGAGGTGGAACATCTGTTGGTGCACCCATATCACCCGCTGGAGGTGGAGGAGGAACATCACCCGCAGCATCATCTACCGGTGGAGGTGGGGGAGCATCTTGCTCCATAATCATTTTCTTACTATACTTGTTGATAGCATTGAAACGTTTTACTTCTTCTAATAATTTTTTCTCTAACATGGCTTAATCTTGTAATAATTGTCTACCGTCGTTTGTAACGTATTTTTTATTTATTCTTTCAACGATTCCGTCTTTTTCTCTGATTGTGTAACATTCACCTGTTACTAAATCACATTCTTCTCTTTCCATACCATCATTTGATATTCTTTTAGTCTGTTTAGGACTTAAAAACCGATCCATGGTATCATTTAATCTATTATTTTCCATAATATTTGTTTTATTAATATAAATATCCCAAGTTTTGTTATTCTCCAACATTAAAGTAAACTATATCACCATCTTGTAAACCTAAATCTTTCATTAATTTAACAGATAACGCAATTCCGTATGGTTCAGCATCTCTAATTATATCTATTGGACCTGAGAATTCGATTGACTTTGTTGGTGTACCATTCACCGGTTCTGTGTTTAATTCATATTTTGGTTTAACGGTGAATGATTTATTGTTTGCTGGATTTAAAAATGTTGTATTCATCGTAGTAACAGTCGTTGCTGGAACATTATCGAACAAGAATTTTGTCGCATAAAACTGATACTTGTCACTAAATTTAAACGCTTCACTCCATGTAAATGATGGGTTTGTTACTATTTCTTTATTTTTCGATACTACTGACATAACAACACTATCGGTTACGGAATAATTCTTTTCTCCCATCATCACCGCTTGTGCTCTTAACCATTTTTCATTACTTTTACCACCTCCATTATAAGTAACTTGTGATATAAATCTACCACCTGGATAACCATTAAATGGTACTCCCGCAACAGTATAACCAGCGTCAGTAGTAAACTCCTCTCCTGATACACTTTTCTTATTATCTCCTGGATCGAATGTATATGTTTCACCCGCAGCTGTTCTAACCGTCCTACTTGTTTCAGTAACCTTATCACTACCGTTAAGTCTATTAATTGCTTTCTGTTGTAATTTATCAAATAAAGTTCTATAACTTGACATAAACGAATCTTTCAGATCAGGTAATGCCGTATATGGTATTCTTGATCCTTTGAATGTTGTCGTTATATTTCCGTTTTTAATCATGTGTGAAACTTCGGTAATCCAATATGTTCCCTTAAACATTGGAACATTTTTAAGATAAAAATACATTGTTGGTTGAATCATTACATTACCCATACATGTTACATCACACGTATATGATGCTTGTCTATAATAGTCATATAAACCAATATCTACGTTATGTGATGCGGAACCCGATTCTGATCTTGCTAAGTTTTCCAATACATAAAAAGAATCACTTGTATTTTTAATTGATGCCTGATCTAATTGTATACCTTTAAAGATACTTTGGTTTTGATCTCCAAAACTAACTTCAAACGCAACTACTTTATTTGTTTTTGATAGGTCACCTGTTTTAAAAACTTTTGGTAATGTGATCATAACCGGATTGTTATTAACATTACCAATATTGAAACTATCGTCCGTAAATTTAAATTTATTATTATTTTCCATATCAGGACGTGTTGAGTTTTTACCCACGTATTGAATTACAATCTTAGGTGTTGCTTCCTGATAATCTACTTCTAAAAATGTACCAAATAAATTTTGAGCTATTTTTTTAGAAGGTATTAATTTTGGTGTATTTGAGAAATTGGTTCCATAGAAATTAATATATGCTGGTAATGCTCTCATATCAAAACCAGTTCCCTGTAATAAAACAGATATTGCCCCGTATAAACTTTGTTTTGAGTTTTTAGGGTCTCCTAAATTTGTTAATCTTGTTAAGTCAAAATAGTAGTCATTACCAATATCTTTATTGGCTCTATCTAAAAATAAAAATTCCTCTAATAATGATCTTTGACCAATTGAATTACCCGCAATCCATTTGTCGTTCATGGATTTAAAAAAATTATAAAGTTCGACTTTGACCGGTTTGTTATTATAACCATCAAAAAATTCAACTTTTGATGAGTCCTCTTCAATAAAAAATTTTCTAAATTGAGATGTTAATTCACCTAAGTATCTATCTAATCTAGTATTTGCCCCAACTGAACCTGATAATATGGATTGATCTAAGTAATCCTTAAAATTGGTAGTTAGATTTAATTTTTTATATCCAGCATATATGTAAATTAATGATCTAAAAATTTGTACATTTTCGTCATTAAATTGAACATTGTTATCTATAAAGAAATTTTTATAACAATCTACCTCAGGTTCAGGACCTAAATAAAGATTCATAGTATCTTTATCAAATGTTGCCGAATCATATGGTCTTACACTAAATGTGTTATTTTTATCCTTACCAATAAACCCAATTAAACTATGTGGGTCAAACTCCTTAGGATTTCCTATTGTTATTTTCAATAAATTATTACTAGATAAAATTGAATTTGTTATATCTTTTAATTTATTATTTTGTCTTGTCTTTATATTTAAGATTTGTGCAGTTTTATTATTGGTATCATTTTGACTATCTTGTGGTACCGTTACTATTTCTTTTAATAAATCTTGAAATTTATCATATACCACACCTGTGAATGGTTTATCAGTTACACTTAAATTAACTCTTTCTGATGCAAATAATAAAAAATACTTTTCAAATTCATCTAAAATTGTAGGACTAAATGTTGCAATTAAGTCCATTACTTTTTTGTAATTATCATTTATATTACTTGTACCGTAAATACCTGTAACAGTTTTACTATATTCTATTGGGGACGCAAAGGTTCTTCCACTAAAGTTATTTTCAATAATATCATCATCCCAAACTATTCTAAAATGATTTTGTTCTTCAACTTCACCTAAATTATTAGAAGGTTCAGTTTCTTTAACATTTTTTAATGATTGTTTATCACCCGCTTTTGAGTTACCTCCTGAAGATGGTAGTAGAGTAAACGTTGATTTTGTTGGTGTTACTTTACTATCGTTAACATATTGTGTCCAATAGTATAATGTTCCACCTGTATTTGTTTTTACAACACTATTTAAATTTAATGTTCCACCCGTAACCGCGTCGGAAAAACTATTTGTATTTCCTGTAACAAAATCAAAATAACTTACACCATTAACTACGTTATAAAATATATCATCATAATATGGGTGAAGACCCATATCTGTTTGTCCTGTTATTGTATAAATCGACAACGGATCATCTGGATCAAGTTGGAAGTCTTTTGTACTATAACTTATAAATGTGTTGATTTCAGGTTCAAAAACTAAACCATTTCCATTATCAAAGAATGTTTCTCCATCAATTTTATTTGTTTGAAATCCTGTTAAGGTTTCTGTTGAACCGGTTTTAATGGCACCTTCTTTAATTAATGTACTATTTTGATATTGGTCACCGATTATATCAATTCCTTCTGTAATGAATTTTTTATGTCTATGATAAACAGATCCCCATTTTAACATTAGATGATATGGAACATATTGTGATGAACCAATTTCCTTAAATAAAGAAGAAACTAAAAGATTATATGGTTTTTGATATGTTTTTGTTGTTCCACTCTTCACGTCATCTAAATCTGTAAACGCTAATGAATTTAATAACAAATATGCTGAACCCGCATATTTTGCACTTGAACTCCCAATTGAATTAAAGTCAGAAAATAATTGTCTATGAAAAAATGGTGTGTTTAATATATTTGTTTTTGTGTTTAAGATACTAAATTTATTTGTAAATAAATTCGTTGTTGCATTACTTTTAACCCAAAATGAAGAATCAATTTCTCCTGATATCAGTCCTTGGGTTGTGTCTACATTTAAAAAATTTCTACAATTTAACAATGAGTCGTCTATTGATGTTAATCCACCTAAATAACTCAAATAAGTTTCTGATGAAAATGGATAAATATTTTTTCTATATGTTTCTGGAATGTATTCTTCTAAATCAATATCCAAAAATTTATACATTTCTTTATTTTCAACACTACTTGACGGTTTATATTGTTCAATACTAAATGATTGACCATAAAATGATTTTATATAATCTGTTGTTGGTAAACTGTCTTTATAATACGAATATTTTTCAAACGGTGATAATTTTTGTAATTGTGAAATTAAACTAGATTTACTACTTACATTTTCCTTTAAAATTTTTCTAATATTGTTTTCACCTTTAACCGACTCTAATATATTTTCATATTCAATTTCCGCTAATTTTCTAACACTATAAAGATTAAAAGAATCGATTAAAGTATAATTTAATGCTCTTTCATAAATCTCATAAACAAAAGAATCAATTGATTTATTAACATAAGGTAGTATATTAATAACACTATTTGCGGTACTAATCCTTTTTATTTTTTTAGTGTCTACGTCGTTTTGTGTTAAATTAGGTATCTTACTAACAGTACCCTCTTTTTCCGCCAATGGATCTACTTTATTTGTGGTTATACCAATGTAACTTTCAATAAATGCAACCTCAGGCCACCTTGATGAATTTTCAGATCCTAACTGTGCTTGGAAATCGGGATCTCCTGGATATATAATTGTATTTTCTTTGTTTTTAACAGTTGCCTTTAATTCAGGCCATGGGTATATTGCGTCTCCTTTACTTTCTTTAGAAAAATTACCTACTATTTTTTTTCTTGTGTCCGCCTGATCAAATGCCTTTTTATGTACGTCTTTCATTAAACGAATTAAAACTTCCGCATTTGATAAAATAACCGCAAATAAATTTCTAATTGTTGGTTCAAAACCAAAACCGTTCTTTTTATTACGAACAATTTCGTTCATTTTTAATTCAACGTCCCTTTCTAATTTATTTCTTTGTTGTTCAAAGTTTTTTCTAATTTCCCTAACATCATCTAATAATTTCTGTATTGAAACCGCAACAAATTTATCAGGTTCTTTTAATTCAACATAATTTCCCACATTCCCAACTTTACTAACCCCTAACGAATTTTTAGAAAAAACAGAGTTAGTTTGATTTGTAAGTGCCGGTTGTTTATCTGTGATATTATCTGTTAATAATTGACTTCTTTTAATTTTATCTCCATAAAATTTTAATATGTGTTCAAATGTACCCTCAGTATCTGGACCGTCTATATTATCTCTTTTTGTTTTATCTGTTGAATTAACTAAAAAATAAAAAATTGGGTTTGCGGGATCTGATGTATTAGTCATTGAAGATTCGGGTACCGTTTCTAAATTTTGTTTTCCCCACCCAATAACCGCCTGTTCGTACTTATCTATATCTTCTCCAAATTCTTTTAATGCCGCAAATATTTTCATATCAACAACTTGATCAAATATTTGTTTCTCTAATAATGTATCTAATGTTTTTGATATTGTTAAAACCTCTTTTAGTGTTTTAACGGGAAAATCGTCAGGTATGAGACCTTTAAGTTTATACTCATTATAAACTGTTTTTAACATTTCATAACCCCTAGATGATTTTTTAACACTTTCAACTTCTTTACCTGTATTTGTATTTGACGATGTCGTTTTTGTGGATTCATTAGGAAAAAGATAAGGTGCTGTTAATATACCTTGTAAAGGTATATCAGATAGATATGCATATGTTGACCCAACAAATGAAGTGTTTACTTCAAAATTACCATTTGATTCATTAAACTTACTTGTAAATTTAACTAAATGTAATCTATACTTAATAGCCTTACCATAAAACCCTTTAACTGTTAAATAAAATATTGGCCATGGTATGTGAAAAAATGCTTTATATGGTGAATTTTCTGGTGACTCAAATAAGGTTTTACCTCTAACATCAATGAATGTTATACTAATTGTTGGGATTGAATTAAATCCTTTAATTGAAATATTAATATTATCAATACCAAAAGATTGACCTGTTTTATCAGATTGATAGAATTCTCCTGTTGGGGTTCCTGAACTATCTTTTTTCTCTTCCGCCTTAAAATAAGAATCTGTCCAAGATGTATCATAATCTTGTCCATCATTATTTTTCAAAAAATTTAATGTTCCCTTTGCAATACTCGTTAATGTATTATTTGTATTTTCCGCAACTAAAATAGATCTAGGTATAATATCGGCCTCTAAATTAACATACATTACTAATTTTTCAGCCTGTATATTTCTTGGTGATATATTTCCTTCACTATCAATGGTCGAATTTGGGTCAATATAAATTAAATTATTTTGATCGACTTTAACATGTATATCTTCTGTATTTGTTATGTTATTTTTCACCATAATATAGATTATACAATTCTACACCTCTTTTATAATCTTGTAAAGAGCTAATTAATGGATATGGTACTCTTAAAAAGAAATTATCGGGAATATCAAATTCAATAAGTCCTGCATTTGGGTTTGCAATCATTATCATCCACCCAAAAGTAGGTGATCCGTAATATTCTTGTGACATTTTATCCAATCTATCTTTACCCTTTTTATATTGTACGTATTTGTCCGTTCCCTTTATTGGCATTTCAATACCTGGTACAATTCTAAAATTACCATCATTTATAAAAAATTGGTATCTGTCGAAGTATTCCCTACTCATATTTTATAATAATTTAATGTATCATCCGATGGTTTATATTGTGCCGAATAAAGTTTTTTAATATCTTCATTTTCATCCAAAATTTCACCTGTATATGTAAATGATAAGGTTTTTGTATTTTTAATTGAAGGTGCTTTTCCAAATTTCATATTGGTTTCCTTTGTTTCATAAAAATTATTACTTAATTTATTTTCTACTTTAGTTGCAACTTTTTCATTTTCTTTACTTCCCATGTCAAATTGACTCTCGATATTTTCTAACGCAACTTTATAATCATTATTAAACAAAGAATAAATTACATCTTTTAACGTATCATCATTAAATGCTTGTGATAATGCGGTGTCTAATTTACTATACATTTTACTTTCATTATTTTTTATATAATCAATACATGTTTTATATTCATTATACATTGTTGAAGTATCTCCTGTAAAGGTTAATTTATATGTTTTATTTTTAACAATTTTATAATCTGAATTATTTTTAATAACAGTATTTAACTTATCTAAACTATTAGTCATTTTATTACGAATTTCTTCATAATCTTTTACTATTTTTAAAGTTGAAATATCGTTAACTTTGTCGTCAAAATTATCATGAAAATGATTGTATAAACCGTCGTTATAATAGTCTTTTAAATTATCAGTAATTACATCGTCTATTTTTAATAATTTTAATAGATAATATTCGTCGGTTTCCCTTTTTAATTCTAAATAAATTTGGAATCTATTTGTTAATTGTTCCATTGATTTTGATAAAGGTGCACTTTCTTTAAAATTTCCGAATAATAATATTTGAGTTGGTGTGCCGGTACTGGAATAAACATTGTATTTGTTATTTGTTCTTTCTGTTTTATTTACAATTAAATTAGTTATTTTATGACCATATATGGATGATAAATTATTATACATATTCTGATATGAACTAAAATATGGTTCAACATTTTTATAAACGTCACCAACTAGTGTAGTATAATCTATTGTTTTATCATTAGTATTAATCGTACCAATATATTGTCCTTCAACAAAATCCTTACCATTACTATCTTTTAATCCTGTTTTTGGTATATATGTGTCATTTATACTTTGTATAAATTCTTTTGTGAATTCATTTGCATCCTTACCTCCAATTTTTGTGTTTGTTGATATTGCTCTTTCGTCGTACATTTCGGTATTTGCAAAGAAATTAGATGATAATGCATTTTGTAATCTTTCCACAGGTTTTTCTAATCCTTGACCACCTATAAAATTTAATTGCATTGTAACTTCCGCAATCATTGGTTGAATACCAATACCTTCTGGATTCATGTCCCATACATTTTGTTCAAATTGTATATTAAGGTCTCTTATAACAACTTTTGAATTATAAAAATCACCTACTCTTAATACACAAACGGGTGGTGGTCCAAATGTTGTATTTCTAGCATTTAAGTCTGAATTATCTGATAATCCTTTTATTGGTATAGTATTACCCGGTCTTAAACATTGTTGTAAAAAAGTTAAACGTGAGTTTAATCCTTCGGGTGTCATTGAGTGAAAACCAGGATGAAAATATTTTAATTTTTCCTTTAATGAACTATAAATCATTGGTGAAGTTTCCTCTAATTTCTTAAAGTAATAATCTTCGGATAATGTTTTCATTATAATTCTTTTCATTAAGTCTATTGGTGGTTTGGTATTATTACTTGGAATATTACCAGTGGGTGAAAGTGAATTCTTTACTGAAACATTAGATGGTTTATCTACTTTTTTAGTTTTATCATAATCAATACTTAAATTTGAAGCTCGACAACCGTAAGTATTTGGTGCATAGTTTGTTAACGTTGGGTCGGTATAACCACTTCCATTACAAAGAGAATTTTCACCGTTATTTGTAGAACCGTAATTTATTGTTCTAAAAATTATATTTTTATCTTCACCATCATATCCTAATTCTTTAAGTGAGTATGATACTTCTATTGGAAATTTTTCCATTCCCGATGATGAAGATGTAAAAGATTCTAAATTTTTAAATTTCCATTTATTAGCATCGATATTAGTACCATCTTTTTTAATACCTTCAAGAATATATAAAAATATTGAATGTGATCTTCTCATTGATAAGTTAAAATTGTGATTTATATCACCCATTTTTGAGGTGTGTGAATCTATTAGAACTACAATATCACTACCAATATTTTTATTGTTTAAGTCTAATTTTAGACTTGATAAACTATCTTTTAATTTATCATAACTTGTTTGTAATTCAGTAAAAATACTTTCAAATTCGGTAATTTTTTTATTTACAGTATCACCGGATTGTGCCGATGGAATATCAGTAGTTCCAAAAATTACTTTACAATCATTATCTTTATCTATTATAGATTTAATTAATGATTCTCTTAATGTATTTTTAATATTTACTAAATTTTCTGGTTCTAAAATTCTTTTAATAATTGACCCATAATTTGCAGATGAAATGTAGAGTTGTCCTTCTGGTGGTGGAACGTTATGTGAAAAATTTAACGTTAATTTTGTATTTACGTTTTCTTTATTTGCATCATTTGTATTTGTTCCACCTGGATTATTTTCAACAGGTGAATTTAATGGGTTTAATCGTCTTTTTATATCACTAGTGTCTCCACCATTATTTAAATAGTTTTTAACCATTGTTAAATCATCCTCATTTAAATTAGCATATTGTCTAATTAAACTATAAAAATCAATATCTTTTGCACCCGCAAAAAAGGATGTTATAAATGTATCAACATCAGTATCATTAACTGATTTGAAATGTTCTCTAATTAATAGATTTAAAATACTTGGATGATCGACAACTACTTTAAAAGATAACTGTCCACTTCTTTCGGTATTTTGATATGTGTAAATTGGTTCAGGTCTACCTAAAAATGTGTTAGGTTCCCATTTAGCACTATTTTGTTCGGAAACTTTTAAATCATATGGTGGAAACCACATAACTCGACCTCCGTTTGGTCCTCTTTCTGAATAAGGTAAATCGTTAACGGTAAATCCAGGTAATGTAGATGAGGCCCATGCTAAATTTTCTATAGATAACATATACTTTTTAGCATAAAAGTTACCTGTTGTTTTTTCAAAAATGTTTGATGAGTTCCTAAAAGCATCTTCACCTGTCGTACCATTTGACATTGGAGCAATATTCAAATTCCACGTATTTGTCATTACACTACCGTCAAATTTTCTAATTCCTGTTCTTCTATAAGGGGTTGTTCCACCACTATAATATGGTTTTTTTGTTGTTTCTTTATAAAGTGGCATACTGTCACTATATCTAAAATAAGGTCTATCTTTAGTCCATACCCTAGCATATTCGACACCAATATCTTTACCCGAGTTATCAATATAACGTACCGCAGAACCTCTTGATATTAGGGTATCCCCATCTTTAAAGTACCTACTTGTTTGATCTAATATATGTCCAATATGTGCCAATGAATCTCCACCATTTTGTGGTTTAGAATCTAATATATCTTGTGTTATATTTAATATTGATCCTTGTCTAAATCCAAATTTTGTAGATAAACTATCTTTTATACTATCTGTATTAACATCCTTAGTTGTTTTGTTTTTACTAATCCATGTTAAATTACCACCAATCGGCCCCTTTTCAATAATATTTTTAGTACTATGAAATAATTCGGCCGAAACTTTATCAAACATAAGTGTTAGATAATAACTACTCCTGATAGGTCTACCACTAAATAAATCTTTTGTTGCTTGTTTTACATTGTTTTCTCTGTCGTCTCCAATATACGCACCACTTTTTGGTGCCTCCATACCTAAAAGTGATTTAACACCTTGTGCTATTTGACTAGGAATTCTACCTAAACCTGTGGACATTTGTGATCTCGCCGTCGTTGTATAATCAGGTGCATATTTTGAATATGATAATAAATCAAAAAGTCTATTTTTTGATGAACTACCCATATGTTCAATTAATATGTCGGATGGTTTTCTTGATGGTAGTGGTCTTCTTTCAATACCCACTACTGACCCTAAAACACCTGTTAAATCTTGCCAAACTTTAGTCGCCGTAGAAACACTAGTAGGTCTAATATTAATCGGATTACGAGGATTTGTTAAATAATCTCCCGGTATTGTACTGAATGGTAATTCTACCCCCGCCACAGTTCCCAAAAAATCAAATCCTTTACCTACTAAACTACTTGATACGGTAATTCTATTATTACCTTCAATTAAAGGTTGTTTACCTCTAATGATATTAATTAGTGTATTTGTATTACCAGCTAACGCCTCACCTATCTTATTTTTGGCATTTATATTCGTGTTAAGGTTTTGACTTATTCTTGATAATACAGGTCCTTGTGGGTTTGTTCTAATATTATTTGCCGCAAATTTAAATAATTCGGATTCTGTATCATAGTTTCTTGTTAACATGATACCAATTAAATTATTATCACTTTGTGTGAAATACGGATATAAATTTAAATTTGCTCTTCTTGGTATATCTTGAAATGAATCTTTTACTAAGTATTCATTTGGTTTAAATACATTAAACTTTTTTGGTGTTAATAAATCATTGGCTCTATCATCGTCAACATCAGGTAATAATAAATTTGGACTGTCTCCTAAATTTCGAACACTATAATTTGAACTTGTGAAAGTTTTTGGGGACGGACTTCTTCCGTAAACAGGATTTAATGTCCTATTTAACATTTTATCCCTAAAATCTTTAGTAGTGTTAAAATCTAATGGCATCTTATTGTTTATCTATAAATAGATAATATATGGTTTTTTAATAGTATTCTTATTAAACGTAATTATTGGTTGTAGGTGTTAAATAACCTTTCTCCGTTTGGTCTATTGTCATATTATTACCTAAACCTAAATGAGTTACTTTAAGATTATTATTAAATGTTACTATTTGATTTTTACCATTACCCTCTTGGTACCATTTTTTTAATCTTTCATTTTCTGCGTTTACTTTATCTATATCACCTCCATCTAACATGTTTAACTTTTTGTAATACCCTTCTATCTTTTTTTGCAATTTTTCAGGATCTGTTTCACCACCAGTTAGATATTTGGCTCCGGCTTCAAAAACTTTTTGTACTGTGTTGGTAATCACATTAATTGCTTTTATTGCATTGTTTTCAATACCTAATAAAACTTCTTTAGATCCTATATCCGTAATATTTGACATTCCTTTTCCAATAGTTTCTAAATTAACGGCACCTCTTTCTTTTGATTTATCTCCTGTATATTCATTTCTACCCACAATTCTATTTTTACCTCCTTGTACCACCTCAGCAGCCATACTTTTTAAATAATTTTCAGAGTTTTTTAACGATGTGAATTGTCCTTTTGCTATATCCTCAGGATTCATTTCCTCAAGTTTTTCTCTATTTGCTTTTAAAATTGCAACTTGATTAGAGTTTAATTCAGATAATTTAACTTCAGTTTTATTATTAAATTCTTTACCAAAAGTATCCATTAATGATTGTGGAATGGTGATTTGCATTTCACCTCCCTTCATTTGAGACATGTTGGTTAAAAATTCCTTATCTTTATCATCTATATCAAAACCCTTTGCCGCTAATTGTTCTCCTGCCAATATTCTCTCGTTTGCGGCAATTGCTCCCTTAGCAAACTCTTTATAATCAACTCCCAATTGTTTAGCCATTTCTTGTGCTCTTCTTAAGTTTGCACCAACTAATTCAAATCTTCCTTGTTCTTTGTTATATGTTGCTAAACCCGCAGCAGCACCGTGTAACGCATCTTGTAATCCTTCTACGTTATTAGTGGCCATATACATTAATTTTAACGGATCATTAAGGTCACCCACCGCACCACCTAACATTTGCATATTTGCCGTCAATTCAATCGCAGATTCGGGATTCATAACTTTTTCAGCTAACTTAAATGTTTCACTCATGGCCATCCTAAATTCCGTTGCTTTTTGAGCCATTCTAGTTAAACCCTCAACACCGTTCTTAAAACCATATTGGTTTAAATTTGATAAATTAGATTGTAAGTCTTTAATTACATTTTTAGAATTTAATCCTAACGCCATCGATGTTTTACCTGCATCATTAATTTTAGCCAATGTATCAGATTGACCAAGACCAATTTTTTCAAATTCAACCATAGTACCCGCCATTTCCGCCATTGTGGTTCCAAACGCTCTTGTTGTTACAACGGTTTTTTCCATTGTATCTTGTGATATTAAATTAAACTTACCAGAACCTTCCGCTAATTTTGTTGTTAAGTCGGTTAAATTTTTAATATCAAATCCTAATCTAACCGCATGTGGAACCGTTTCAATAATTGAATCTCTATAAGATCTGGATAATTCACCCGAAATACCCATTTTTTCATTAATATCAGTATGTAATTGAGATTCTCTTTCAATTTGTTTTAAAATCTCTTCACCTAATATTTTTTTATCCATTAACTGTAATGGTGTTAGATATTTTTCCGTTGTTTCTGATAATGTGGATTTAGTATTTGCTCCGGCCGTCAATACACTTTGAATATTAAAATCTCTAGGTGCGGACAATGCTGTTGAACTAGTACCCGCACCCTTGTAAGCATTATATGCTGCCGCTGCGTTGGTATGATCATTCGGAGTCATATTTGCATACGTTATTGGTGGTGTTACTTGTTTACACCATTCTTTTTCAAATTCAGATAAACTGTGGTTTTTTGCGTATGTTGCTAAATCTACTGCCATACCTATAAATACTACTGTTCAATATTTTCCAAATCGATTATATATCTAACGTAATATCTTCTTAAATAAATTGGCATAGTTAAAATATCCCCATATGAGAATCCTTTTTTAACTAAAAATAAAATTTCGTCTAATTGTCCTTTTTTATAATCCGTAGAAAGGGCGAAAAAATTCTACCCCAAATCCAATATTAACTTGGATTGTATCTCCTGATGGGGTTGTTACTGGTTGGGTTAAATCTAACCCTGGTTTATTATCTTGTACAAATTTTCTAAAATCTTGGGAATCTTTAATTGGCATCATTTCAATAAAACTTCTGATTTTCATTGCCTCTCTAATATCACCAACAGATTTAATCATCATTTCAAGTTGTTTTGTTACAATTGGTGCAACACCATTTCCGTTCCAACTTTCTTTTATTTTATTAATTTCACTTTCCTGTTTTTGTGTTAAAAATTTGAATGTGATGTCTGTTTTACTTTTTTCTAAATAATATGTATATTCACCTTCGGAATTTTCTGATAAATTAAAATCTTTTAATTTTAATGATTCTAAATTTACTACTACATCAAATTCTTGATTTGTTTTTGGATCTACGGTTGTAATTGTATATTCGGAACCAAAAGCCGTATTTCTTAAAAATATTAAGATTGCTTGTCTATCCTCTTCTACTATTTCATCAATTGGTAAATCTCTATCTAATATTTTTCTTTTTAATAATTCAGTAATTACTGTATTTGTGTTAAGAAAACTAGGTGACGAAAGAATGTTCTCGTCTGACGCGGTTAAATACGCGATTCTAACAGATTTTCTTTTACTTGTATAATGTATACCTCTACTCGGTAATTCAATCACATCATAGGCGATTGTGGGGTCAATTTTATAGTCTTCCATAATATCTTAATTTAACTAATAACTAGTGTAAAGTAAAGTTTTTAAAAAAGAAAAACCGATAATCTTGTGGACTACCGGTTTTAATATATGAAAAACTATAATATTAGTAAATTAAAATACATTTATCCATTCTCAATGAACATGATATATTTGCTAATTCATCTCTATTGTAATCTAAATCACCAAAGTTTAAGTTAGTTAAGAAACAGTTTTCTAATAACCATTTTTCAACTACAACTCCTGTTGGATCTAACATTTCTAATTCTACGTCTTTTTTATAACCCGCAGCATAACCCATACGACCTGTAACAGATTCAGCATGTAAACGGAACCATTCCATTAAAGCTTGTGAAGCAGAAGGACCGATTGGGTCTCTAAATGTTACTTTAATTTCTTCCCACTCAAATCTACCTGCAACATATGTTGAAGTGTTTAAGAAAGGAATTGCAACTGATGCGATTTTTGCACTTGGTCTAGCTGCTGCAGATATAAACCATTCGTTTATACCCAAAGACGAGTCAAATCTTACGATAAATCGGTTAGTCCTTTTTGGTTCGTAAGGTGTCGGCATTTTCATTAATAAATCGGCCATATTGTGTGTTTGTTAAGTTTTGTTAATTATTTACTTTCTTATAAATATATCCAAAAGGAAAATAATTTTATTTTGATTTAATTATATCGAAAAGGTTGTTTTTCTCAATTATTTTTCGTAGTTTTTTACAGGCCCCAGTATCTAGTTCCAGTTTAATACTCTACTTTAATAAAATATAATATCAATAATAAATACTAGTATATCTAGTTCCAGTATTCTGGGTATTTTATAAAGATATAATCATTATATAATATGGTTCCACGTGGAGCATTTCACATAAAAAAAGGGTACCATTTCTGATACCCTTCTTCTTTTTATATCTCCTTTTAGATTAGATATTTTCAAATGAAGCTCCTGTTGGTGTAATAATGAATTCTACATCAATAAATTCAAGAGAACGAGTTGGTTTGATATAAATCTTACCTCTCATTGTGTTTGCATCAATGTCTTCAGGATCATTAGAAACTGTTACACGGAAGTCAAACAAACCTCTTTCTTTCTTAATTGCATCCAAGATAGGATTTACCAACCTTAAGAATTCGTTTCTTACTTGGTCATCGTTTTGTTCAAACAATAATCTTACAGAAACCGCCGAAATTAACTTTCTTGCTCTTAATAATAATCTTCTTACGTTGATTCTATCCAAAGCCGATTCTCTAACTTGTAACGTTTTGTTACCCCAAATAATGGTACCTGTATCAGAGAATGTTGCTATTGGGTTAATTCTGTTCTTATATAATACATCTCTATCATCTAATGTAAGTTTTTTAGTTGCTTTGATTGCATTCACTAAACCTCTACTGTAACCCGCAACTGCGAACCAAGGGAAAGACACATTGTCAGTTAAGGCAATGTTCTTAACAACCTCACCTGTTGGTGGGATATATAATTGAGTTGCGTTATCAGTATCTCTTACTTGAATCCAAGGCCAATATGTTGCTGAGTAGTTAGAATCAATTGATGCGGTATCTAATGCTGATACAATTTCATCGGTAGCAGTTGCACCTGTGATATTAGGTGAGTTCATGATATACAATGAATCCGCTCTTTCAGTTTCAATCATGTCAATCGCTTGACTTACCAATGAACTATGATCTTGGAAATTAATACCCGGAGTTGCAAAAACGTTAATATCCACAGCTTCAGGATTTTCATATGTATTAATACCTTGTAAATAAGCGTAATAATCTGAATTACCTACATTTTTACTAAATACACCTCCATTTTGGGTCCAACCTGACTTATATATTGATTTACCAAATATAAAACCATCGGTATTAGTTCTTGTTGTTCTATAGATATCCCAACCATCTCTACCACCGTACACCGCAAAGGTGAATTTACGGAAATTAATATTAACTAATTTATTAGTATCCTCATCAGTTTGACCTTCTAAATCGTATGATGTTGTATGAAATATTTGTTTACCGTTTGCATCAACTATTGTTGAAGCGTTTGTTGATAAGTGGAAACCAAATGTTTCAGTTGTTCCAGAAGAACCTTTATATTTCAATAAATCTTGGTCAAAACCAACTGTACTTGATAAACCTAACATTACTTTTCTAACCTTATCTCCCGCTTCAATGTTTGGAGCTCCTGATACGTCATAAGTTTCAACGTCACCAGCGTCATGATATTTTGTTTTATACATAATACTACCAAATGTATCATTATTAGATCCAAATGATTCGTTATTTGCAAAACCCTTAAATCCGGCCGGAACCGAATCAACAGGTGCTCCATCAGCCATGATTAACATGATTCTTTTAGAAACTAATGCATATTCACCATCAGATGTACCAATTTTCTTTGCAATATAACCCGGCATATCAGGATTCATTGAACATCTTGTGTATTTTTCAAGAGCAACTTGATTGTCGTCTGTATCGTTAAAATCACGAACAACTAAATCAAATTCCATTGTTTCTAAATTAATATTCTGAATATTAATTTTAACTTGGTAATTTGCGGCTTCACCATCAGAAATTGTTTGAACTTGGAATAAGTCAGCAACACTACCTCCACGTACTTCCGAAACAACCATTGGAGATATTGTAGTATCCCAAGAATCTAAGAAATTATCACCCTCTAATTCATATGAAGCCTCCATAGATATACCTCTAACAAAACCTCTATCATAAGCAGCTTTTAATAAATTAGGATAAACTTCATATACATAAACAGGATAATCACCACGATCTTTGTCAAATGGTTCCGTTCCCAATACTTTAGAAATATATTTTGATGATGTAGTATCAAAAGTACATGTAAATTCTTTTGGACCCTCTGTATATCCTGTTACGTTAATTACGAATTCACCCATTGGGTTAAAATCTAATGTGTAACCCGAAGCTTCAGTTAATGTGAAACTTGTATTACCGGTAACCTCATGAACTAATGTTTGTCCGATATAAACACCTCTTGGTCTAATAGCTGCAACAACTACGTCATTATAATCTTCGTTAACTCTTGCATCATAAACGTATTGTGTTACATCAAATTTAGTTATACCACTGTTCCACACAAATAGATATGAATAAACTTCATCAACAGTTGATGGATCACCAGGTGTTGCTAAATGAAATAATGAATTATACCATTCTTTAGTGTTATTGTTTTCACTATTGAATTTTCCAGTTAAAGGAGATTCTAATTCTTTTGCTGAATTAGGTAATGTTTCACCTGTAGGTATTTTACCCATAACGAACCACTTACCATTATCTGCATTTGTTAAACCACTGTACTTGGATATGATATAATTTGTTATAAATCTACCATCATGTGCTACCTTATCAACTAAATTATTATAAATTTCGGGAGTATTATCGAATGTTGTAGTTGATGTAGGATCTACTTCATAATCACCACCACCTTGAAATTCTTCTAATATAACTCCACCTACGGTTTTAATACCGAAAGTTTTATATGGTTTATATCCTGTAAGACCTAATACTCTTGTTACG